TTTGATTTAACTCTACTAGGGTTTGGGGGTGAGGCTAATCCCCAAATCCTTTAAAATCCCATAAGGGTATGCATAAACAACATATGTTGTTATTGCATAGTGTGTACCGATAGAGGTACCACAACATATTGATTTTTTCGCTTGTAAACTTGGGCGGGCCCACCCTAAACACACAAAGGGGTCCCAGACGTATACATATATGTAAGATTTAGACTCTTATAGACTAACTTTCAAAATTGGGTTATAAAAAATTTATTATAAAAAATTTTATGGAAAATTTTTCAGGATTGACCCCAGAAGAGAAAGCACGACTTTTAGATTTAGAAAAGAGTGTAGCCTTAGACAAAGCCAAACCAATAATCAAAAAAGACTTTTTGAGTTTTGTAAAATACGTTTGGCCTGAGTTTATTGAGGGTTCACATCATAAAAAAATTAATAAAAAATTTAATGACCTCGCTAGCGGGAAAATTAAACGTCTGATCATCAACATGCCACCAAGACATACAAAGTCGGAGTTTGCCTCATACTTACTCCCGGCATGGATGGTTGGCCTTGATCCCCGGTTAAAGATCATTCAAGCAACACACACGGCTGATCTAGCTGTAGACTTCGGCCGTAAAACTAAAAACTTAGTAGACCAGGAAAACTACAAACAACTATTTGATACTCGTCTGATGGAGGACTCACAGGCTGCTGGTAAATGGAAAACGGAACAAGGTGGGGAATATTTTGCTGCCGGTGTTGGTGGAGCAATAACAGGTCGTGGTGCTGATCTATTAATCATTGACGATCCACACAAAGAACAAGATATTAAAAAAGATAGTAAGTCATTCGAGAAAGCATGGAACTGGTATACATCAGGTCCACGTCAACGTTTGCAACCTGGTGGTCGTATCGTTGTTGTAATGACAAGGTGGTCTACAAAAGATCTTACCGGACAACTAATCAAGGCTCAGGGAGAAGAGAACTCTGATGAATGGGAAGTTGTAGAACTACCAGCCCTGCTCCCTGATGGTAAACCCGTGTGGCCAGAATACTGGACCAAGGACGAGTTAGAGAAAACAAAAGCATCTATTCCGGTTAACAACTGGAACGCTCAGTATATGCAACAGCCTACAGCTGAAGAAGGGGCTATAATCAAACGTGACTGGTGGCAAGACTGGGAGGACAAAGATCCACCTAAATGTGAGTTTATAATACAAAGCTATGATACAGCCTTTCTTAAAAAAGAATCTGCCGACTATAGTGCCATAACCACGTGGGGAGTCTTTGAAACCGAGGACCACGGTATGAATATAATATTATTAAACGCTTTTAAAGATAGATATGAGTTTCCAGAACTAAAGAAAGTTGCTCATGAGGAGTATCTATTTTGGCGTCCTGACATGGTAATCATAGAGGCAAAGGCATCAGGAGTACCTCTGACAGCTGAGCTGAGGGATATGGGAATCCCAGTTGTTAACTTTACACCGAGCCGAGGAAATGATAAGCATGCAAGAGTAAATTCAGTATCACCGCTTTTTGAAACAGGATTGATATGGGCTCCTATGCACCAACATTTTGCTCAGGAAGTTGTGGAGGAATGTGCAGCATTTCCGCATGGCGATTACGATGACTATGTCGATTCTATGACCCAGGCGATTATGCGTATTAAACAGGGTGGCTTAGTTCGTAACAAAGATTCTTATAAAGACGAGCCATTACCTGATAGGAGTAGATTAGAATATTATGGCTAGACGAGAACTTATAAATGCAATCGTTCAATCTTTTAAAAGATTAGGTGGTAACACCAATGAAGTACTTGGAACTAAAACTAACGTAAGTTTTTTAGGTAAAGGTAAATCACCAGAGCTAATGTTAGATATGGATATCAACGAAGATGCATTAGCTATATTACCACAATCAAAAGCAGTAGAAGAATTAACAAGTTCAGTAGGCTACGCTGTAGCTGGCAAGCTAAATGATATTCAAGCAAACAAATTATTATCTAATATGAAAAAGATGGAGAATGTTTATTTTCCACCTGCAGAACCAAAAAATATTACAGACCTTGCAACAGGAACTAGAAACTTAGACCAAGAAGGTTTGATGTCTTTAAGAATGGGAGATGATCTACCACCTCCAGGTTCACGTGGCGGACCAGATGATATTGCAGCACCAACTCAATCAGCAGATGAAACATTTAGAAATATGGCAAAGGCTGAGGGTGTTGATGTAGGTGAAACTATTTTACCAACTGGTAAAGGTTTAGAAGCAATTAAAAATGTTCAAAATAATAATCTAATTGTAAACGAATTAGTAGATACAATTTATTTAAATGCAGGTGTAACACCTGCAGCTCAACCAACTGTCAGAGCAAATGCTAGAGAGTTTTTAAATAGAATAAAAGATTTAGAAGACCCAGAGTTTCCAGGTGGCACAACTTTATCATCAGTTATGGAAGCAGATGACTTTAAATTTATGACTGAAGGTGGAGGTGCAGGACTAGGTGATCCATTGTTATTAGTGCAAAAATATTTTGGACCAAAAGTTGCAGCGGCAATTGCAAAAATAGAAAACCCAAATGACATTCAAAAATTTGCAGAAAGACTTGTAAGAGTTAAAGATGGTAGAGGTAGATCAGTAACTGATAGAATGTTTGATCCACAAACAGTAAACCCAGAAGATTTTGAATTTGCAGATGGTGGACGTGTAGGTTTCATGGCTGGCATGTTAGTTCGTGGTGGTAAGATAGGTTATCAAGCTTTACGTAAATACGGTATCGAAGGTAGAGATATATCAAGATTATTTTCAAGTTTAGGCACAGACAAAAGTTTAGTTGGCAAAGAAAAAACAGCATACTTTAAACAGCTACACAAAGTATTAAGAAACCCAGATGCATTTCCAGATGAGATTATGGACATTCAAAAACAACTTGGTCTAGATGTAGGACTTGGATTTAAAAGTGGTGGCCTAGCTAAGATCCTGGAGGTGTAGTGCTAGAGCGTACTAAAAATAGATTAGAATATTTAAGGAGACTTTTAAAAGCTGAACCTCAACCTATGACAATGGAGAGGGCTGAACAACTTTTTAAAGAAGCTTTTCCAGATACATCAGATTCATACAAAGGTATTTCTAAATATAGACGAAAATATCCACAATATTTTAAAGGTATTAAGATTGCTGCAGTCACTGATGAGGGAGACAAACTTAGAGATTATTTAAAAAGAAGGTCTAAGACCCTAACAGCTGATTTAAATACAGATTATAATAAATTAAACAAAGCAGCTAAAACTAATTTAGGTCCTTCAACAGTAAAAGCTATTGTAGATAAATTTAATGCAAACAGTGCAAATAAATTTTTATTAACTGGAGGGACTGCTTCCGGTGCTAGTAAGTACGACGATATCTATAAAAACTCAAAAAAATTTAGAACGTTTTATGACAGCCTTGATAACTATCCAGCGTTTGAAGATGCTACAGGAAATCAAAAAGCAAATGCTTATAAATCTTTTCAGGTAAGAGGAGCGTTTAAACCACCGACAGGATACACATTAAGTTCAGAAGAATTTTTAGAAAAAGTAGGATTAAAAAAATCTACATTAGATACTTACGTAGCCGATCCAAATAAAAACAACACTTCTAGATTTATAAAAGAAAATTTTAATTTTAAAATAGGGGCTGCACCTGTTGGAGCTTTTGCAGCAGGTAAAGGAACTAAACAACGTTATTGGAAAGACCCGTCAGAAGCTACGCTTAGAAAGTGGGACAGGTTTTTAAATTCTAAAATAATAACTGGTAATATGAAAGACAGAGTAGAAGCTTTGTATGCTAACGATAATATAAAAGATTTAATTTTTAAACAGAAAAAACTTCCAAGCCTACCTGTAGTTCAAGCAGCTTTAAATAATCAATCACCCTCTATAGCTGCAAATGCTATGGCAACATTGGCTAGAGTTTTAAAAGGTGATGAGTTTAGAGGAGATATTGAAATACCAAAAGATGTTAGTGCGGGTAAAAGATTATTAAATCAGATCGGAGATGTTGGAAAAAGAAATGCATATCGAGTTGCATTCTATAATGCAGCTTTAGCAAACGTAGATCAGTTTTATAGAAACGAAGCGAACGCTTCACTTGGTAGTTTTAAAACAGCTTTTAGAGATGAGCTTAAAAAAATATTAGATATACCCGAAAAAGGTAAAGTTCCATTTAGTATTAATGAAGTAGTTGGTATAAGCACAGGTGAGATGAGAGGACTTGCTCCATATTCTGCTTTTGTAGATGTGGTAAGATCAGACATAAATCAAGGTCCACTTGCACAATACCAAGGAAGATTATCTAGATCTATAGGAAGAGTACAAGAAGCTCTTGCTGTGGATGATGTCAAGGGCGCACAAAAAATTGCAGATGATCTAATAGCCAACGTTCCAACATACAAAGGGTTTAAAAGTTTATCTAAAACTCAGTTAGAAAGTTTAGCATTGCCAGAAATTAAAATTGGAACAAAAATAGATCCAAGTATTTTTTCACCTGCTCAATTAGCTGAGTACAAAGCAAAAGGATTAGATATTCAAGGTATGGCAGACAGAGAAGGTTTTTATCTTGATCCAAAAGGTAGAAAACCTTTCTTTCAAGTATCATCATCACAATTAAAAAAAGTTGCAAGCAATTTATCTGAAAAAGATAAACTAGCTGTTTGTAGTCTACTATCTCGTGGTGGATTACCTGGAGATTGTGCTGCTGCAATAGATAACAATCCAGTAAAAGCAGCACAAGTTTTTGAACAAGCTCCAGCAACAAATACTGGAATGCAAAAATTAAAAGCAGCAGCAACAGGATTTTTAAAATCAGGTGGTTTCGAAACATTTAGTGTTGCAGGACTTGCTGGTGGAGCTGCGGCTGCACTTGTAAAAGAATTTAGAAATGACGATCCAACAACTTATTTATCAAATGAAGACCAACAAAAAAATATGTTAGTTGATATGGTAACACAACCTATTTCAACAGATATGACAAGACCAGATATTTTAGATTATCAACTTCCTGCAGTTGGAGCATCATTGGCTGCATCAACAGCACTTGGTGCGCCATCAACAATCAAAGCTAGTAGATCGAGAGGACTAGGTGTTGAACAAAAAGGATTAATAAGAACTGGTGGAAGAGTATTAGGTAGAGGACTTGGTATTGCAGCATCACCTGGAGTTTTAGCACCATTAGCTGCTTTAGATATTACAAGACAAGTGTCTGAAGGAGACTCACTAGCAGATATTGGAACAGATCCATTAAATTATACATATCCAATATTTGCCGAACAAACAGATAAATTAACGAGAGGATTAAGCCCAACTCTTAGAAAAGCAGCTAGACTTGGTATGTCTAAACCTGCACTAAGATTATTATCAAGAGCAGGTATAGCTGGACTTGGTGCATCATTAGCAATACAAGGATTAGGAATATTAGATGACTAAAAAACTAACAACTACAATACCACCGCTTAGAGGTCCTCACCCACAGGGGTTGAATGTTCCTGGAAAAAAGACTATAGTGGTTTCGAACTCGGAGAAAAACAATGTCAGAAATAGACAAGTCTTTACCAAACGTAAAGCAAGAAATAGAATTACCTAGTGAAGAAGAGATCGTAGAAGCGTCTCAAGCCAACATAGAAGAAGCACAAGGTTCTCAAGATGTTGAAGTAACACAAGAGGAAGATGGTGGTGCAACAATTAGTTTTGACCCTGAAGCTATTAATCAACCAGGCACTAACGAACACTTTGATAACTTAGCAGATTTATTACCAGAAGAAGTTTTAGGTAGATTAGGTTCTGATCTTTACGAAAACTACACACAATACAAAGCATCTAGAAAAGATTGGGAAGACGGCTACACAAAAGGTTTAGACCTATTAGGATTTAAATATCAAACAAGATCACAACCGTTTACAAATGCAAGTGGTGCAACTCACCCTGTATTAGCTGAAGCGGTAACACAGTTTCAAGCACACGCTTATAAAGAATTACTTCCAGCAACTGGTCCAGTGCACACTCAAATTATGGGTGTAGTAAATAAACAAAAAGAAGACCAGGCTACAAGAGTAAAAAATTTCATGAACTATCAACTCATGAATAAGATGAAAGAGTATGAACCCGAGTTCGATCAGTTACTTTTTTATCTCCCTCTTAGCGGCTCTGCATTCAAGAAAGTATATTATGATGAACTTCTTGACAGAGCCGTTTCTAAATTTGTACCCGCAGATGATCTGATAGTTCCATACACTGCAACTTCTTTGGAAGACGCAGAAGCAATAGTTCACGTTTTAAAAATATCAGAAAA